AAGCCTTATAAGTTACTCCTTTGTTTGTGTGAATACCATCTACTCCGCAAGTGTAACTACTAGCTGAGTCTTTAACGTCTGAACTTGTACCGCCTTCCCACTTGTAAAAGAAAGGAACTATATTGTTATGATTTGCCATTGTTCTTTTTTATTGATTCGTAAATATTACCACCAGCTAGAAAAGACAAAAAGGTTAAAAGTTCAGCCAGTACAAACTCGAAGTTTTCGTAAGTTGTATAGATGAAGCATAGAGGAGTAACTAATATAGTAATCACATAAAGAAAGACAGCTCTTTTAGATGACCTCTTTACAATTACGGATATATGTCTAAATAGTTTCCTCACTCTTTTAGCTTCTTCTTTTTTATTTTGTTATCTAGTATTTGACCTTTAATTCTGTGATATAAAAATATTGCACCACCAATAGCAAGAGCAAACTGTAAGAAGTTGTTTATGTCATCAAATGTAAGCCACTCGTAAATCTTTATGAAACCAGTAGCAGCCAGAGAGAATATCCCTCCTATGTTTGCCTCTTCGCTATTCATTAGGTCCTTCATTAGATTTCGTACTGCTTCAAGCCGTCTAAAGCTCTTAACATTAGGTTGCCTTCTCCTTCGTAGTTTAAGTTTTCTACTGGGATATCTGCTAACTCAACTCCGTATAGTTTAGCGTTATCAGTTTCTAGCGTTACGTTTAAGCTAATTTCATTACGCAAAGCATGAACTATAATAGAATCAGAATCTACTGTAATTGTAGGCTCTACTAGTTCAGAGTTGAATTGTGGGAATTTGTAAGTTGCCATTTTTCTAACCTTTTAATTCGTTAAGTTCAGCGTATATCTTTAAAAGTTCCGCTTCTTTTTCTGCTATTAATTCTTCACTTGTTGGTTCATCTACTTCGATGAACTTCACTTCTACAAGACCTTTATCGTCGTATATTTCTTCTCTTACTTGCATATTTTTATTTTTTTATAGTTGAATAAGTACTGCCGCCCAAGGGCCTTGGTCGAATGTGTTTGGTTGTCCTGGATTTGGCGCACCAAGTGAATACGCTCTACCAAATGTTCTTAGTATTGTGATTACATTTGAACTAAAACATCCGACCGGAATTAAAACATCCTTTTTTAATCCTCTTACCGTCACATTACAATTAGCTTGAAATGCTAACCAATAAATTTCACCCGCATTAAAAGTGAATGCAGTTGTTGCGGTTTTTATGCCCGTTGTTGACATATCTAAATCAGTACTTGAATACAATAAATTTCCAGGTCTTTTGTCGCTCGCAGTTGGATGATTATTGTCATAAACCATAATCCTACCTAATCCCGTTTGTGCAGTCTGAACATCAATCTTGAATGATGCAGTTGTAAATGTTGACATAGGTATGTATTGAGTGTATAAAATTTCATCAACAACCATTGTGTTATTTTGAAAACTACCGCCCGTAATAGCAGGTGAAGTAGGCCAATTAAACATTGTTCCAGGGTTTGGAGTTTGAAGCCCACCCGCCGAACCGCCACCGCCTGAAATAGCTAAATCGCCACTTCCTAAAACCGAACTTCCGTTGATTGTTTTGATGTTTGTTGCACTTACTAAGGTGTCTTGCTTGTCATCAAGTTCACTTTGCAAATCTGTTTGAGTAGATAAAGTTCCAGTAATACCTCCCCATGCTGCCCCGCTACCGCCCGAAGCTGGACTAAAACCCGTATTTTCTCGTAAGAAAGTTCTTAGAGTTGCCTCAGTATAAGCAGACGCTGAATCATCTACCCAGTTAGTAGAATCTGCATAAGAGATAACTAATTGGTCATCCTCAATAAGTCCCTCAGTTAATCTGAATACGCTGTTATATTCATCGTAAACTGTCTTACCTATTGGAAAGAGTCTTGAGTTGTCATCTGCGTCTACTGTTACTATGTAGTTTCCAGACTTGTAAATTTCTTTTGCCATTGTTTTTGTGTTTATATTTTTATGTTAATGTTGTTCCTGATACTGTGAAAGTTCTTACTGGGCAAATATTATAGGTGTTTGTTAGTGACGTGTATCTAATTGCACCAGTAAAATTTTGTGCATAAAATGCGTTACTTGTTGAAAAGCTAAGTCTGGTAGAACTCCAGAAAATAGAAGATTGACCTCCACCAGTTTGTAATGTGAATGGAAAATAAGCTATAAGTTTGTTTCCAGTTACTCCATGATTAAAAATGTTGAACATTTCATTAATATTTGGAAGTCTCCAGCCACTTGTAAAACTTCCAACAGACCAAGATAAAGCTGTATCTATTGCGTCATTCCAATTATAAGTTAAGAATGTAGCATCTCCATAACCTAAAACAGTTGTTCCATCATAGGTTGACCAATCAATAAATATTTTATCACTATATACTTGAGTACCTAATACGTCTGTGAAACGATTAGTATTACCGAATGGATTATTACTAGCAAGAGTAGAAAAGTCTGTTGCTCTACCAGCTTGTAAATCTCCATCATCTCCAGTCCTATAAGAAGTTGTTAATCCACTCTTCATCAAAGTTGCTCCAACAGAACCACCACCGCCTCCAGCTGCTTGTGCTTTTATATAATAAGTCTCTTGTACCATATTATAATTTCGTTGCGTTTAACCTTATCACAGCAGCTACATCAACATCTACTGTTATTGCTCTTCCAGCTATGATAGTATCTCCTAAAGTGTAAGCAGCTCCACCAACTTGAATTGTAGTAGTTGGTACAGCTAGAATATTTGTAACGCTATCTATTGACATTTCAAAAGGAGCGTAAAAATCAACAGTCTGAGCGTCTACCAATTCAACTACAAACTCAGGCTTAGACTGTATGTAAGTTTTTACATCAGCAGTACTAGCTTGAATAGTAGTAAAAGAAGTGTCTATATCTCCTTGAGCTACTGCAAATAAATCTGTATCCTCTAAAGGTGTACCAGTTGGTAAGTTACTTATTCTGCTGTCTGCCATTGTTAATCTTTTTTATCGCTTTCTTTAGCTTAATTATGTTCTTCTTTTTTACTTTGTATTTCATTATAAAAACCAGTTCGTAAAATTAACGTCTTTGTCTGGGTACATATCTCCGTTACTGTTGCTGTTGTATTCTGGATATAACGTAGAATTGTTACACATATAATCTGTGAATCTCTTAGCGTAGTGTTCTGCTATGCTTCGCTCTTTGTTTACTAAAAAGTCTACTTCGTTTTTCTCTACTGTTTGCGAGTTCTCAGAGTTGTGTTTATATACTCCCTTGTTAGCGATTGTGTAAGCTGCGAAAGGTAAGTATTCTACCATTCCGAAATGGATAACCATTGGCTTTATATAGTCAGTTACAAGGCTTAAATAGTTACCGGTAAGCGTACCAGCTACGATGTCATTATTAATCTTATCAAATAAATCAGTACCAAGATAATTTTGTATATGTATATCCTGAGCAATCTTTACAAATTGAATGAATTTATCTGTATCTACATTGCCGTTTAAAGCTGTGAACTTTGCAATGTCTTTGGTTGTTATAAATAGTGCTTGTGCCATGTTTATCTTACGTCTGATGGTAAATTTTCATTATTAGGGCTAAAGCCTTTTAACGGCATATCATTTGGCTTCATAGAAACCTCTCTTTCGTTTACTGGATTGTATCCAAACTTTCTAGCTTTGCCAGTACTTACTGTTGGTGCTAATGGGCTGTTAGCGTCAATCGTTCTTGACTTAGACATGTATGTACGTCTCTCCCACTTATGACGGCATCTAGCCCCTCCCTTGTATAGCCATATTGAGTAGGTATCCGCTCCGAACTCTCCAAAGCCTTTATTTACTACTTGAGTTCCTCCCTCCTCAAGAGTTCCCATCATCATAATGTCCTCTTTTCTGTAAATCTTATTTGAAGCCATCATCTTATTGCAGAACTCTCGTTGACCAGAACCCTCTCCTACATACTTATACCTTACTTTAAAATAGTTTCCATCTACTTGCTTATCTTGTGCGCTCTGTGCGTTCGGTCTAGCCGTTCCAGTACTCGCTAATTTTATAAGTGCGTTCTTTACTTTGTCGATTGTAGACTGTCCGAAGTCATTGAACTGTTTGTCTAGCTCTTCCTCTTCATCGTAGTTAACTTCTCTTGAGTCGATTAACTCCCAGTCATCGCTTTCTTCTTCTCCTAAAGTATCTAAGAAGCTGGTAAGTTTAGTATTATCTTCTAGTACTGTTTCTGCTTCTTCTCTTGTCTGTAAAAGATTAAGATTTTCAAAGTATAATTTTAAAGATATTCCGTTAAATGCTAATATCTCGTCTATTGCATCTATTAAAAGCTCTTGATGTGGTTTTACCGTTTGATTGTAAAAGAACTTTGTAGCTACTTCTATCTCATCTCCATTAGAACTGAATCCGCTATTTGCTGTCGTTATTCCTACAATCATTGGACTAACTACGTTATGGTTATTTAGTATCTTAGATTGTGCCTCAGTACTCAAATAGGTGTAGTGTTCTGGTGCGTTGTTTAGTGGTATATCTTCGACTGTTGTTTTCTCTTCTTGGTTGTCGTTAAATGCTATAATTACTTTGTCGCCTTGCGCACCAGTTAACTGTCCTTTTACTTTGTTAGCTATCAGTCTCTGTTGCTCTTCGCTTGGAGTTCCAGAATTAAAGTTGACTACCTTCGTACCAGAGAAGCCGTTTTGGGTATCGTTGATTAAGTAGTTACTTATCTCTTCCTCAAGTACACAGTAAGGTATACACGCTTGGTAGTCTACTTCTGAGAAGTATTTAAGGTCGATTGAGTCTTTACCATAAACCAAAAATTCAATAGACTCTTTTGAAGTTCCAAAAGCTGGTATTCTCTTAGGTGGAAACTTTTTAGTATCTGACCAATTATCAGAGTAGTAGTAAGCCTCTATTTCTCCATCTTCGTTACATTTAGCTGGTCGTACGTGTTTAGTCTTTACAGCTTCTACTCTAACGACCTTAGTGTGCTTTTCATCGAATATACATTGTAACACTCCACAGCCTAGCATATACTCATTTAAGGCTAAAGCTCGTAACGTCTTAGGCTTAAAAAGTGATTTCATTTGTGCGAACTCGTTAGGCTTTTTTGAAGCGTTTGAAGCGTTCAATCCTTTGCCGTAAATTAACCGAGCTACGTTATTGATAATTGAGTTGTTCGTTGTACTGTTTTTGTATCGGTCAATCAAAAACTCGTAGTGGTCATTATTGACTCCGTATTCTACCCAGTCATTTTTAGAATCTTCTACAATGTCTGGCTGTGAATAGGTCGAAAGTTCTAAAATATGTATATTCTTTTTGTCGCTCATTAGTCAATAATTACAAATTCATTGTTAGTCTCATTCTGTACGTACTCATCTTTGTTAATAGTGTAGTCTTTTACTACTTGATTTGTGCAGAATATCTTGTCTTTATATACTACGTCTGTGCCGTTTAAAACTGTCAAAGTATAAAACCTACCTTCTACGAGAGTAAGTACCTCAGAAACGCTTAAATAGTATCTATCTACTACTGGAGTAATAGCTATAGTGTCGCTTGTGTTTTCTGCTTCATCAGTTATAACCATACTGTCTGCTGTTAAAGTTCGTGGTATAAACTTAAACGATTGAGATAGTAATGACTCCCTTAGTATTATCATACTTATATAACTAAAAAAAAAGAATTTGTTTTAAATAAAAAAACCCCTACCAAAAGGTAAGGGCTTTAAAAGATTGTTTTGTTGATTATGGTACTTCTACAACAGCAACTCCAGCGTTCGCTAATTCAGCTTGAGTTGTTGCTTCGAAGAAGTTTGCTGGTACTCGCTCTTGTGCAGTAAGAGTAATCGTGTATCCAGACATATCTCCCATAGCAGCTCCAGTAGCAATAGTTCCACCAGTTACTTCAGCTCCATGCTCTAAACCACAGTAAAAGAAATTGTTGTTATGGTCTTTTACAATGATATGAGGTCGACCGAAAGCCATCAATTTAACTTCTTTATGAGTAGCTAAATCTTGCTTCTTTAGAGACAAGTTTAATACTTGCTCGAAGAAAGTTGTTCCGTTATCTCTTGAGCTTGTAATAGTTTGCTCGAAAGATGAAGTACCTTTTAACTCGTACTTGTAAGCGTTAATAGTACTAGGTGTACTATTTAGATGGTCTATAACATCTGTATTAGTTGCGTTATAGCTGATGTCTTCTACTGGCGCATCGTCAAAATTGATGAAGTAAACGGCATCCAATCCACCTACTACATCTTTACATGGCTCTATTCTGCCTAATGATAAGTCACATGACATATTTTTAAAGTTTTTATATAAAAAAAAGGGAAGGCATTTTACCTCCCCTCTTTCTATTGGTTAATAATTAATTCTTAGATTCCGTAAGTTACAACGTCTCCAGCGAAAGCGTACTGAACAGCAGCGGTCAT